TATGTATTACAAATCATTGAAGATGACCTTATTATGAATGCTTCTAATAAGTTAAAACAATTAAACTATGTAGTAGACACATTATGTTTTGATGGGTTGCTCGTAAATGCGACCAACTTATCCAGCGAATTATTAGAAGAATTATCGTCGTATTGTTATGAATGTAGTGGGTATAAAGTAGAGTTTTCGTTTAAACCAATGGAAAAGCATTATGAATGTATTGAAAATGAGTTTGATGTGAGTGATTATGAATACAAGCATTTGGACGAATATGACCAACGCTATTGTGGAACATTGGAAGGTGAATGCGACGAAGAGACCTATCAAATCCGTAAAGGATATTTGGAACATTTCCTATGTAAAGTCCAACAACCTGAACCGATGTATGTATTCACGAATGGGAAACATAAAAAACCTGAATTGCTGTCCCCTACTCAATGTGGTTTGTTGTTAAAACCAATTTTGAGTGGTAAAAAGAATAGTGCTGGAACACCAATCGGTTTCTATGAACAATGGGCAAATGACTTGAACCATAGATTGTATAGAACGTTTGACTTTATCCCCTACAATGTGAATCAACCAGTGGAAGATGAAAAAATATTTAATTTATTTGAAGGGTTTAACCCAGACATTTATGGTGAAGCAATGGGTAAAGACACGATCACCAAAAAAATCACTCCTTATTTAGATTTAGCACAAGAACTATGCGGAGGCACTGATGATCACGCTATGTATTTCCACCGATATATCGCTCAAATATTCCAAAACCCAAACAAGAAAGTTCCTGTATGTCTTATTTTCAAAGGCAAACAAGGCACTGGTAAAAACATGATTTTGGATGCGATAGGCAATATGATGGGTAATTGTCATTACATCACTTCTTCCAAACCAAACGACTTCTTCGGTGAACACGCAGAGGGTTTTTGTAAAAAGTTACTAGTGAACCTGAATGAAGCAGAAGGTAAAGATACGTTTGACTTTGAAGGACGCATTAAATCCTTCATTACAGAAGACACAATCACTATCAATCCCAAGAACGTGCGACCATCCACGATTCGTAATGTCGCAAGAACCATTATTACCACCAACAAAACAAACCCAGTACCTATTGATGTAAAATCCAAAGACAGACGATATGTGGTCTTCAAAACGACTGATGCATATTTAAAAAAATCTTCTAAATTTTGGACAGGATTGTATAATCACTTACGCAAACCTGAAGTAATGAGTGCCTTATACCAATGGTTTATGGGTATGGATTTGAATGACTATGATTGGATTAAACGCCGACCGATTACAGAAGCATACAAAGAAATGTGTAATCTATATAGTCCCATTGAAGCATTGTTCTTTGAAGAGTTCTATGACAAGGATCAATGGCATGAGTTAGATATGGAAGGCAATAAAGATAGTTCTATCACCATTCCTATGCCTGATCTGTTTTCAATGTATGAAGGATTCTGTAAACGCAATCGGTTTTTAAAAGACGATACCAAAGCAACCTCTTCTCGTTCCTTCATTGCGAAGTTGGTTGACTTGGAACTACCAATAACACGACTCAAAACAAATGGATATAATTCCATTCGTATGACTCCACAAGAGGTATATGATTACATTGACAAAAAACGCTGGATAAATGGATACAGAGACGACGAACAAGAGGTTGAAAACGTGGACAAGGGTGAAGATGCAACCGAGGACTACTTCAATTAATTTAGGGTAGTTAGGGTACTTTCGGAGAAAAAAAAGTGATTTGCCTTGGGAACTTTTTAAAATAAACATGTTGTAAAAAAGTCCAAGGTACTCCAGCGTTTAGGGGGGTCAAACTACCCTAACGACCCTTAAGTAAGATTTCAACTTTTCAAAATAATATATAATTTTTCATATATTATTTTATTTAGGACATTTTGAAAAACTTAATATATTAATTAAGAAAAGAATATAAATAAAATATCTTACTTATATATAAGAATGATCAAAATAACTAATCTAAACTTTCAAAACCAAACGATTGAAAATATTGAAGTAGATGGAGAAGACATCCAAGATGTAGAATTAAAGTTAACTAAAACAACATTTAAGATTGTTGTAGGTCAAACTATCAGAAAGCAAATTAAAAAGAAAGATGTCAATGATGAAGTTGTTGATGTAGTTATGGTTGACCCAGTTATGGAAAAAATTGAAAAAGAAAACGACGAAGAAGTTGAGGAAGAAGTTGAACCAGTTATGGAAATATTTGAAAAAGAAAACGACGAAGAAGTTGAACAAGTTCACGAAGAAATTGAGGAAGTGGTTGAACCAGTTGCTGAACCAGTTGTTGAACCAGTTGTTGAACCAGTTGTTGAACCAGTAACTTTAGGAAAAATGAAAGAACTTTTGAAAGAACATATTCCAAAACCAAACACATTGGATTCGTATGTGAGAACAATTAAACAAGTTCATGAACATTTTAAGATTGATGATATGCGTGTCTTATTATTCACCAAAGAACAAGACATTATCAATTATATTGAATCAAATTATACCAATAATTCCACAATCAAATCCAAGTTATGCTCAGTATATAAGGCATATAAAATATTGGAAATTGAAGGCAATCTATTTAAACAAAGAATTGATTTTTATGCAACAAAACAAACTCTCAAACAAGAAGAAACAAAAGAAGAAAATAAAAAATCGGTTGAAGAAGGTGATGCTATCGTAGAACATTTTAAGAATCATTTAGAAAATTTAGGGAAAACAATTCAAAACGATACCTCTGAAAATGACAATGCCATGATCAACAATTGGTCTGTAGAAGTTCAGTTGTTTTGTGTATTGAAACTATATCTAACATATGGAGTGTTGCGTCCAAGCGAATTAATTAATTGTTTGATTTGTGATTGTGATTGTGATGATACAACGAATTATATTAATCTTAACAAAAAACAAATCGTGATCAATAACCATAAAAATGATAGAAAAGGCAAAAAAGTTATTGATATATCTTCTGATAAAAAACTTTTAGGAATTTTAAGGAAAGGCATTGGTTGTTCTTTAGTTACAAACCAACAAGGGGAATTGTATCAGTCATCATCGGCATTCTCAAAAGTGTTTATGAAATATTTTGAACATAATGTATATGATCTACGCAAAGCAATTAGTTCAAAATGTATAGCAGAAGGAAACATTGAAGAGATTAAGAAGTTAGAGCATGTGCAAGGTCATTCGTTACAAGTCGTCCTTGATTATTATAATGTATATTGTAAATCAAGTTAAAGAATAAGTTTATATAAGTATATATAAGATGCCGAAACTACCAATGGATTATTCTAAGTGTTGTATCTATAAGATAGAGCATATTGACGATGACACTTTAGTATATGTGGGTCATACGACTAATTTTGAAAAACGAAAAGCACAGCATAAAATCAATTGTAATTATGTAAACAGTGGATCATACAATTTAAAAGTATATCAAATGATACGAGAGAATGGTGATTGGGAGATGTTTAAAATGATTGAAGTTGAAAAATATCCATGCAATGATAAGCGTGAAGCGGAACGACGTGAAAATGAAGTCATGAAAGATTTAAAAGCGAATATGAATAAAAATAGGTGTTTTATAACGGAACACGAAAAAAAAATTTACATGGCAGAATATCGTGAATCAAACAAAGCAAAAATGAAAGAATACAAAAAAGAATATTATAAAGCAAACAAAGAAAAAATACAAGAACAAATGAAAGAATATGATGAAACGAACAAAGAAACATTACAAGAATATAAAAAAAACTATTATAAGGCAAACAAAGAAAAAATACAAGAAAAAAAGAAAGAATATTATGAATTGAACAAAGCAAAAATAAACGCAAAAGTGTCAAGTTATCATGAAGCAAATAAAGCAAAATCGCAGGAATATAAAAAAAGATATAATGAAGATAACAAAGATAAAATCGCAGAGAAAAGAAAAATACAAACGACGTGTCTGTGTGGTTGTGTAGTCACAAAACCAATGTTAAAACGACACCAAGCATCAAAAAAACATCTTGACAAAATGAATTTATGCATTCCAGTCCATAAATAAAATATTGTTATATATTACATGGCACCACCCTTGACAAAGGAACAGTTAGAAGTACTCAATAAGGTTTTTTACAAAGACCTAATGATGTTTGGACGTGACAAGTTATTCAATTTTTTAAGAAGTGAATATCCAGACAAAGAAATTTCAAGACGTCAAGTCGCAGAATGGTTATCCCAACAAGAAGTAAACCAATTATACGCACCATCAAAGGGAACAGCAAAAACCTTTAAGAGTAGCATGACAACTCCCAACAAAATACTTGCTATGGACTTGGTAGACCTCCAAAAATTCCAAATCAGAGGATACAAATACTTATTCAATGCCATAGACATGTCAACACGATTTAATTATAGTGTAGC